CGCCTCGGAGTCGTGTATGTCATTTATACGCACACCGCAAACGGAATCACCATCGTGTCATCGAGCGATGATGCGGAAACATTCTCCTGACATGAACATGTAAGGATTTCTTACACGTTCGTCAAAAGGAAACGCCTCCAGGAAGGGGTCGCTGGAGGCGTGAGGATTAGGTCTAGAACCCGGTTGGACGTTAGGATTATACATCATGGATGAACGCCGAATAGCACTTTTATCGACTGAACTCGCCATTGCAAACATCGGCGTCCAGGAAGTCGGCGAGAATAGAGGGAAGGCAGTCGAAGCATATCAAGCATCGTGTAAACCGCCAGTTCCTCCTGGATCTCCGTGGTGTGCGGCGCATGTCCGCTTCCGTCATAAGCAAGCAGCCACACAGCTCGGCATCGTGTACGACGAGACTTTTCCTCGTTCTGCATATTGTCCTGACTGGTCGAAGTGGTTCAAAGAAAACAACCTCTGGCTACCAGTCCAGCACATTCGAGATGCCACGACCACGAAACGTCCACGGCGTGGCGATCTAGCGCTGTTCTACTTTTCGGCACTTGCACGCATCGCTCACATCGGCATCGTGACACGGGTTGAGGAATGGGGAGTGTATACGGTCGAAGGAAACACCTCGCCGGAACCATCAGACGAACTTTCAGTCGAGCGCGATGGCGATGGGCTGTACGCAAAGAAACGCGACTGGCGTGAGTTTGGAAAGTTTGGCGGCTTCGGCTTCGTCAATTTCTGACAAACCAAAAGACCAGATGCATGAGCTACATCTGATCTTCTGTTGATTTGCTAGTTGTTATTTATTTACCACTGTGGGAGGCAGTGGCAAAATATCTATACCTCTAACGCCAGACATGTACCACTTTTTCTGAGTGTGGATTTTCCTCGATGCGGAAACTTACGATTCCGTCTAGGGCTGGATGGATCTGAATGACTGCGCCTTCGGCGTTCAGGCGCTCCAGAATCTCGTGCTCGCTCGCTTTGAGCAACCACAGGAGGCCTTCTGGCTTCTCTTCTACTCGAGTAACTGCTGGTTGATTTTCTGTTGGTTTTCTCGCCATATTTGTTCGCGTTCGCGCTCCATATCTTGATCTATGTGATGTCGTTTGTGACACCTGGCGCAGTAAGTTATGAGATCGCTCATCTCCTCTACACTTAGGCGTACATAGGTATTATGGTGACAATGCAAAAAATCAGTCGAACCGCACAACTGACAAGTATGATTATCACGCTCAAACACAGCTGCTCTAAGATGTTTCCATCGTGATGTCAAAATGTATTTGTTGTAATAAATACCTTTTTGCTTCATAAGCTTCTGAGGATATTCCGCACGCAAACGCTCGTATTCCGCACGTAAATATGAGCGTTTATTGAAGTATTCATTATCTGGATCATGTCGAATATTAGTTGTTAGTTCATCGTCATCAGGTGGAATATAACCATTTCCAATCACTAGTAATGCATCGCGCTTTTTCATATTGTCGATTCGACGTGCACATGTAGTGCATCGCACATAGTAGTGATCACGACCTAGACGGTCTATTTTTTGTGTTATGACAGATGACTCATGTTGACATTCGTCAAATATTAATTCTGGTTTGTTTTCCTTCTCCCATGCTTCCATGTATTCGGCATAAGGGAGAAGGTCTGCATGTGGCATAAGCTCTCCAAACTTCAAGACAGCGCCTCCATCGTTAGCAGTAAAAACACTCAGACGTCATGCGTTCGGGTCCTCTTCACCAATCACAAAATGCGAACCATTGTGATAACCAGGTATTGGCTTCGGTGTTGGCGCAAGTTTGCGAACAGTGGTCTGAACTGGTGGTCCTGGCTTCAGCTGTGGACGTGCCTGTGGCTGTTGTCCTATCGCTCCATTGCCATCGTCATCCTCATCAGAAGCGAGCGACAACAGTGCGCTGAGGCTGTACCGCCGACCATATGACAGTGCGCTGCCGAATCCGTGGCTGGTCTGTTGCATCACAGGAACCTGCACGACGCCAGCGATCCATTCGCCTGAGCTGTGAATCACGCGACTCTCGACCGTGATGCTCGTGCTGTGCTCTCCGTCGATGGTGTCCAACACTGATTGCACAACAAACAGACCATGTTTCGCCATCACTGGTCGAACGACCTCCATGATGGCATCGAGCGACGTGTACTTTGACCGAAACGCTGGATTCGTCGAATCCTTGATGATTGGCTTAATTTCCGCCTGTGCCTTCACAAGCGCTGGTGCGATTGCACCGATTGTCTCCGACATTGTCATTATCCTAATCCTCCCAAATACAATCCTGCCCGACTTAAGGCATTCCTAAACGCACTCGTCCAGCTGATGTTGCGACGCTCGATGATGGCGCCTGATTGTGTATAGTTGCGCCAAATAGACGCGTCGTTTATTACAGGTTTTATTGCTTGTGCAATTGCTGGCCATTCGTCCTGGCGTGTTTCGTATGCATGTCGGAGACAGTCAAGCACATGTGCGAGTGCTTCGTACTTAGCGGTGCGAATAGACCTCGCCCATGCGATCTGTTTCTCGCTTCCAGTCAGCACCACAGGCATCGGGTCCAGCATCTTGCCGATGCGGTACCATTCGTGCTCAATCGCTCGCCTGCTTTGGCATGCGCCGCAAATGTCGAGCGTCGATGCCATCATCGACATTTTGTATCGCAGGTCAGTCTGCGAGTATCCGACCATGATGAAGTCGGTGTGTCCGCACTTCCACGTCAGGTCAATACGTTCCTGGTTCATTTCCTAATCCTCTCGATGTAGCGTCCAACTACACAAACATCCTAGCACTAGTTGACATACTGTGTCAACGTGTGGAATATTGACGGCATGATTTACGGACATACACAAGTGGAAATCGCCGAGAAGCTCGGCATCCACAAATCAGCAGTCTGTCGGATGCTCTCCGGTGGACATGCTGTCAGACAGTCGACCATCAAGCGCATCGCTGATGCCATCGGTCGGACTGAATACGAAGTCGCTGAATGGATCCTGTGCAAACGTATGGGTCAAACTCTCCCCGAATAGACAGAATAGGAATAGGACTCAAATGGACATTAAACTCACCTGCATTGAATGCAACCGCCCGAACGCTGTGCCTTATGGCCGTGGACATCGTATCTGTGGCATCTGCTCACAGCGTCAGCTCAAACGTGAGCGCCGACAGAAGACACGCCAGCGCATTCAGACTCTCGGAGGATTCGTCTTGGTTGTCATGTTTACATGGTTAGCGTGTGCGATGGCTCACAGCTGGAACACGCCAAACAGTGCAGATCACCGCGCACATCAGGCGATGGTTGCTCGTGACTAAGCGCATCGACACATGGAGCCAATATCGCTCCAGTCGACTCGCAGACAAGGATGGACTCCTCCTCCCGCAGGAGGAGTTTTTCCTTGGTCGAATGGTGCAGGGCGGGAGCGAGCGCGATGTCAAGCGTGCGACGGACGAGCTGCTGAAACACAACCAGCGCCTGATCTCGATTATAGCCAAAAGGTTCAAGGGTCGAGGATGCACACACGAGGACATGATGACCGATGGCATGCTTGGTCTTCTGCACGCTATCGAGAGATATGACCCGAACAAGGGCTACCGCTTCTCGACTTATGCCACGAACTGGATTCGCCAGGCTATCGGTCGAGGCGTTGAGAACCGTGGTCGTGAGATACGCCTACCATCGCACATCATCGCCAAGATCTCGCATATCCGAATTGCCAGACAAGCGTACACGCTGAAACATGGTCAATCGCCATCGATGCCGGACCTGCTCAAGTGGATACACTCTCGCATCGATGAGTTTCCGAAGTATCTTCGGCATCAACTTTTGACGCTGGATGTCCAGTATCTCAGTGACATCGTGGCGATGGAACGTGTCGACATCAAGTCGCTGGATGAACCGAACGTGTACGGCCAGAGTTTCTTTGAATACGTGGCCACAGAGACGCCACAACCAGGTGATGGTTTAGATCGTGATGCAGTCTACAAACAGCTGTACAAACTGATGGAACATCTGAACGACCGCGAGATGGCGTGCATCCGGCTGCGCTACGGGTTCGATGACTTGGTCGAAGGACGCTCACTCGAGGACGTCGGTCTGTTGGTCGGTTACTCTCGCGAGCGCATTAGGCAGATTCAGTGTCGAGCACTCGACAAACTTCGCGCACTTCCGGAAGCGTCGGTGCTCTTCGAAACGCTGGAAGGGATGGAACTTTGACAGAATCGGAACATCAAATCGCTTATTTCAACTGGTGCCGTGTGATGGGTGGGCGACATCCACGCCTCGATACCATCCACGCCATTCCAAATGGTGGATACAGGTCAAAGGCGACTGCGGGTCGAATGAAGTCCGAAGGCCTCAAGGCTGGCGTGTGGGATATCTTCATCCCGGTCCAGATGGGGCAATATTGCGGAATGTGGATCGAGATGAAGGCAGGGAAAAACAAACTCACGCCAGGACAAATCGACTTTCGCGACCGTGTCGGCAGTGCTTACCACTGGGTGGTCGCTTACTCGTGGGAGGAAGCAGTCGAGGCCACATGCGAGTACTTAGGCATCACCAGCGGAATGAGCTGATAACTGCTGATTGATCTCGTCTGCAAGCTCGATGCCGTGCAGTTCGCAGATGAGATACCAGATGGCCTTCTGTAGGTCGTCGGTCTTTTCTTCTCCAAGTTTAGAACCTGCACGGAGAAGGTATTTGAGAGCATTGCCACGTTTGAAGTCGAGACTATAGGCGTCTATGATCTCGATTGGCTGAATCGGGCGATTGCGGTAATGTGTTGGGACCTGCTTGGACATGCAGGGATTGTAAGGGGTAAACATGAATCGTGTATCACAGGCCGTGACATTTCTGTCATGGCTGTTCGAGCCATATCCTGATGGCTTCGTCGAGATTCGATGTTTGAATCAAGGACGAAATCAGATGCGCTTTTACGAGCTTCCACGAACAGTCGATGACTGGACTGGTATCGGCGAGGCGTGCATTCAATGGAGCGATGAGGGAAATGACGTGTATGTCGGCGTGCTTCCACGCTGGCGCAAAGGAGGACGGGACAATGACGTTCATACTGCTGGCGTACTTTGGTGTGACATTGATGACCTTACTGGTCTGGACCAGACTGCAACGCTTGATAAAGTCACAGTCGCGGTACGCTCGGGGAAGGGTCTCCACTGCTACCGAAGGCTCAAAGTGGCTGGCATTGGGACTAAGCCAACAGAACAGCGCGAGTTCGTGCAGCTGCTTGAACGATGGATGCTCACACTCTCAAGTGCCGCCGATGTCAAGTGCAAGAACCCGTCAAGAATACTACGAGTTCCTGGAACTCTAAACTGGAAAAACCGCGAGGCGCCACGTTTGGTCGAACTCGCAAAGTATCCGCCAGAAGCCTCCAGAATCGTCAAAGAGACACAAACTGCACATCCATGGGGCGATGAGTGGTCGCGTCTACTTATCGCTGCCAAAGCGGGAGACCTCCCGAAGCGCGAGCGAGGCAACTGGAATCTGGGCAGGTACAAGCACGGCGACTATCTACTCTATTGCTTCAATCATGCAGTGGTCGGTGTCGAGCAGATGCGCGTCATGGGGATGGTTGACCATGCTCGAGATGTCAGTGTATTGTTGATGACTGCGCTGGACACGCAGGATTTATCGGAATAGAGGATTAGATGGAAGAACTTTCACTAGACGATCTCCGGCTCATGGTGGCCGGAGACATGGCGACGCATGCTCGCGTTGTAGCTCACGGTGAGCATCACTGGGACAGACTGTTCCAACCGCATCCAGCGAGTGGTGGACCATTCGGCGGACGAAACAATGCG